GATCCACCTCAGGCATGATTAACCTGAAACACTCTTATGGTACATAAACCCGCAGTCACACGATTTAACGTGCTTTTCGTTTAGAGTTTAAGAACCGGGACAGTGAATTTACAAACACTGCTTTGGATTGACTTTCTCTCTGTCGGAAAGTAAGAGGCTTGTGGATGGCACGAATGTCATCATACAGCTTATCTTTTCTAACCAACACCCCACTTAAGGGATTTGAAAGAGGGATAATCGTTTCCTGGGCTATTGCACCATTCCAAACCACCACTCCACCCGGTAACACTTGATGTGTGAAGGGTAAGTGGGAATTTTTCTTGGGCAAGAGGTGACACAGTATGTCATTAACCGAGTCTTCGAACCGGAGGCTCTTAGACTGGAGTGAGACAAGCATGTCTCTGACACGTCCTGTAAACAAATGAGGACTAAGGTCAACTTCAGCTTTCTTGTCTGAGGACAGCCAAAGTGCTATCCACTCAATCAACGACGGCGTTGAAAGGATCAACTCTGATAATTTAGAGTGTTTCTCAAGTCCAGCTCCCCCTAAAAAGCGAGGTAAAGATAGTATGGCTTTTACCATAGTTTTCTTACTTTTGCTCATTCGGAGTTCGTCAACCACGCCTACACCAAAGACCGCAGCATAATCAATTATGTTGTTTAAGTCAATGGGCTGTTGTTTCGTAATCTCTATAACACGTTTTTTAGTGATATATCGACCAAGAAACTCGGCGGCTTTGTCTGACACCAGTGTTTTACTGCGTTGGATCGGAATACCAAGTGACTCAATTGATTCGGCATACGCCTTCGCCAATTGATCGTCCCATATCACGACATCGTCAATAAGGACAGCAAATGCGTCCTTAACCTCTCCGTAGAGGTCCCGACATAAACCACGTATGTGGTATAAGTGGGTGAGATGTAGTGACATTGCGCTTGGAAGCAGACCTAAGGGTTGGCCTACAGTAAAACGGATAACATCTTCTTTAGACACCTTACGAATGGTGTCAGAAAGAGCGTAGCGAGCACGTGAGGCTTCGGCAAAGAGACCGATGCACTCGGATTGTATCCCGCATTCAAATGATGGAAGGCCGTGGACAACTTTGTCCCCGTACTGCTTGAAGTATTTATAGTCTTCAACAGTAGCCTTCATCCATTCCAACTGTGGCTCCAAAGGATAATTATTGCTTGCATCAGAGAGATCAAAGCTGTGACAGCGATGACCTTCTTTAAGCGCCTTCTGGACACGTTTACGACCTGCGTCTTGGTCAAAAGCATAACTGCCTTGACAATGACGAGCACGGTATTTCAACGCGTCTTGGAGAGGTGACATTAAGCACTGAATAGCAGGATGGACAGACACATAGAAACGTGCCTTTCCACCAGGTTCTTGCGTAACATCAACTAAACCTAAAGTATCGATGCTCTCGCCGCCTTCGTAGGCAGTGAAGGACTCGACACCAGGGAATAGAAACTCACGTGCGTTCAGCTGTATAAGCGGATATTCACAGGTTTGCTCTGCAAACCATTCGCCGTACCAGCTAAATCTCTCACCGTGGTCTGATGTACACAATAGCTTTAGGCTGTCATTAAAAACACTTAGCGGGTCGCGAGACACGCTCTTGTTAGTGTTAAAAGGACAATACGTCTTCTTACCTTGTTCATTTAAGAATTCGGTAAGGGCAGGCGTTAAACCCCACGACAAACTATCTTTATGAGGAGCACCTTGCATTCCACGTATTACTACGTCGGTCATGCGTTCTTGGGCCTCTATTGATGGTTGAGATCGTGTAGCACTATCATGAAACTTTTTCCACTGCGCAGAAGTGACATTCTCGTAAACGACCACAGACTTCATGAGCTTCATAACTCGTAAAGTAACTGATGGCCGATACTTGGATAAACACCGAGTGTGAACAGGGATCAGGCCGGAATTAATGTTCATTCTTGAACACCCCGGTATACTGATGTAGTCCCCTGAGTGGTATTGTTTCCAAGCAAGAGTTTGTCTTGAGACTGTCTCAAGGTAACCTACCGGACCGTTACAATCTAACCAACGTTTAACTTTTGATACTATGATGCAAGCATCATTTCTCGAAAGACCGAGGTTCTGTAAACGCTTCCGAATAGGCCCGATTGGCAGCTTCACCTGTCCCCAATACTTAACTTGAATTTTCATAGTTAGGTTTTGGTAAGGTTAGCAGTCAAAAGGTTCTACCTTATGACTAAGAGATAAATGGACGGATCAGAGATCCGTACCCCGACAGGCTCTTATTCCCGCCGTACGCGTTGATTATGC